AATCCTGCAACATACAACGCAAGTACAAGTCAAACACAATGGACAAGTGCAACAGGTGAAATCTGGACAATTTCAACGGCATCCGCAGATACAGGTTTAGCAGGAAAATTAGTTGATAGGACTGTTATAATGGGTAATGGTACAACATTCTCAATGGCTGCTGTTTCGCCATCATTTACAAGAAAACAATTAACTTGGCTTGTTGCTGCAAATCAGTCTAATGCAACTAACGCATCATTTATTAAAATAAATAAAAGCACTGATACAAATTCAGGAATTATAAGAGTTCTTACAGCAACAACTATGCAAAATACAACATCCGATGCTTTTTCTTTATTGGGTGGCTCAACAGTTGATGGAGTAAGCACAGTTACTATTGTTCGAAATAAATTACACGTTTTAAAAGGTCTTAATTCTCTAATGGATGGAGGCACAGTTGCGAGAATAGATATTTTTGATGATAATCCTAATGTAAGATTTATGAGGGGAGTAGTAAACACAGTTGTACACACAAGTAATACTGATGATATTTCTGCATTTTTAAGAACTTTAAATAACTTATAATGGAAAATAAAGTTGTATTTATAGTCCATAAATTGTATATTTGTAATATGAGAAAAATAGGAATATACGAATTTAAAAATAAGGTTTCAGGAAAATCATATGTTGGTTCAACAAAAGACCATAAGGAAAGATATTGGTCACATATCAGTAAATTAAAAAGAAATGTTCACGATAATAAAGAACTTCAAAAAGACTTTAATTTATTAGGTAGAGATAATTTTGAAATGATTATGTTGGAAGAATGTTCTATTGATATGCTTTTAGAACGTGAACAATTTTGGAGTGATAAAATTGAAAACAAATACAATACAAGAAAAAATGTTTGTAGTAATATAGGAGTTGAGCATAGTAAAGAAATTAAAAACGCAATGTCAAGTTCCCGTATGGGTGCTAATAATCCTTTTTATGGTAAAAAACATAGTGAAGAAAGTAAAAACAAATTAGCAAGAAGTGGCAGTTTAAGTAGTAGGTCTAAATTAGTAATAGACACCGAAACTGGTATTTTTTATAATTGTGCAAGAGAAGCAGGTGAAGCGAATGGTATTAAGAACTCTTATATGATAGGAATGTTAAATGGTACAAATAAAAATAAAACTAATTTAAGATACGCATAATGGAAGAAAATATACAATACCCACGTTTTTATAAATGCGCTACAATTGCTGAATTTAAGTTATTAGATACAAAATGCTGTGTTCTTTTAGGCTTACCAAACGATGAAGCAACTGATGATTACGCTAATCCAATAGTTGATATAAACGGATTCAATTGGCTTGTGGTTAATACTGATATAGCAAGTTTATTTACTGAATCAGAGATTTTGGCAATGGTGCAATATGATGAGATAGTTTTACCAATAAATAAAATATAAATAATAATAATAATATAACTAATAATGAACATTTATAATCAAAACGTGGCATTCAATTATCGTGGGATACTTAACCTCGATGCTACAACAATTAATACACCATTGGATGCTACTTTAAGAGCAGTTACTGATGGTATGGGTACTTCAAGCCCTTTGCAATTAAGCACAGACCAAGTAGGACTATCAAGAACAGTTAACTTATCAGCAGGTGCAACTAATCCACGTTTATTTAACGAGGTTTATACCATTAATAATAGTGGAGCACAAACAGGTACTTTAACGGGTTATTTTTTAAATGCTACGGAAACGGCTTTAAACGGTATTACGCATAATTTAATGGACTTGCAAGTTGGTGGGGTTAGTAAGTTTAAGGTTGATAATAGCGGTAATTTATTTTCAACTGCGGGTTTGTATAGTGGTGGTTTAACTTTATCTCAATTTGTTATTTTAAGCGGTATTTCAAGCGGAGTGGCAAGAATTAGCAATCAATTAGGAACAGACTTTAACCGTTTACAATTAGGCGGCACAACGTCAAGTTTCCCAGCAATAAAAAGAAACGGAACGGCAATTGATTTTAGGTTGGCGGATGATAGTGCTTATTGTAGTATTACAGCAAGTTTAGCATCATTAACAACAGTTGCTACTTCTAATCTTGCAGCTGGATTTTTTAAAGATGCAACATATACGGTTAATTTTCTAACAGTAACTAATACAACTGGAGCGTTAAGGTTTGAAAAAACAAGTTTATTTGCTGATACAGGAACAATAAACGCAAGTGCAAGAGTACAAATTGATAGCACAACACAAGGCTTTTTACCGCCTCGTATGACAACTACTCAAATAAATGCAATAGCAACACCAGCAGAGGGTTTAGTAGTATACAACACAACTATTTCACACCTTTGCGTTTATCAAGCAGGGGTATGGGTAAAAATAAATCATTCACCAATGTAATAATAATATAGATATGTATATCAATATCTTGTAAATATTGAACTCATCTACTATATTTGTAATAACTTTATAATAAAAAAACAACATGATTAAATTAAGCGAAGAAAACTTGAAACAATTGGATATGTTTATCCAAGAGATGCCAACTAAATTTGGTTTGCCATTAATGAACTTTATCAATAAGTTGATTGAAGAGCAGTCACCGAAAGAAGAAGAGGCGGAAGTAGTAAATTAATTAATAGAAGGGGGCTAAAAATCCCTTTTTATTTTAAACCTTAAAACAATTATAAAATAAAAATGGCTGTAGGCTTACCAATTTCTTTTTCGGACTTTCTGAAAGACCCTTTCAAGGCAACTATGTTCCTTGTAATCATCTCTGTAGGCTATCTATATGTAGATAATAAGTTGATGTATCAAGAACAAATTACAAAGAGTGATGCAAAGATTGAGTTGATGGACTACAAGATAGACCAACTATCTATAGCTTTAAAGAGGTCGGACTCAGCACTTGCTGTGGCTGTCACGAAGTTAGATATATTAACGCAAATGAAATGATGAAAGGACTACTACTAATCGCCACTACAATAGTATTGGGTACAGCTACACTAACCCACGAGCCAGAAGAAAGAGTAAAAACTGCGGACTCTATAGACTCTTTATTAGCAAGAAGCAAGAACAACTTTGTTAAGGCTAACTCATCAATTAAAGTAGCAGAGAAGTTGCAGAAAGAAAGCTTTGAGATTATCAAGACTAAGATTGCAACTTTAGAACAAGAAAATAAAACATTGACTCTTAAATTAGAAAACTATGAAGACACGATTCCTCCTGTTATTGACTCTGTTGAGCCTTTCAACCTATTCCCAAGTAATTAAGAAGGTTGATGGCGAGAAGGTAGTAGTCTTTACCCTTGTTCAAGCTAAAGGAGTAAACGATACATTCGTTTCTCAAAGAGCTGAAATTGAGCGATTAAAGAATTTAAAGCCAATAGTAAGGGTAGACACAGTTCAAGTAGTTCAAGTAGTTGAGAAGAAGACAGAGCAATTGTTTACGATAGAGGGATTAGTTTTTATGGTTGTACAGGGAATAATAATGTTCCCACTAATATTTATGAAATAGTATGAAATTTTTAGAAATTATAAAAGACGAAAAAGGGCAATTCTCAAGTAAACGAGTAGCAGGTATTCTATGTACTATTATGCTTTGTATAACTATGTATCACAATTCGTTTAGCCCATTAGAAGTAGCACCAAGCACAGCACTTGTTGATGCAGTAGCATTATTAGCATTCGGTGCATTAGGATTAAGTAGTGTAGAAAAATTTAAAAAAACTGAAAATGATAAGTAAACACATAAGTTTAGCAGAAGCAACCGAGAGCGCAACAGCATTAAGATTAGGTATTAAGAACGTGCCTAATGAAGTAGAATTAGATACTATGAAGTATGTTGCAGAAAACCTATTTGAACCGATTAGAGAATGGTATGATAAGCCAATAAAGGTGAACTCGTTCTTCCGATGTTTAGCATTAAACAAAGCAGTTAATGGTAGTAAAACAAGTGGTCACGTTTTAGGCAATTCAATTGATATTAGTGGTGGCAATAAAGTTGAGAACAAAAAGATATTTGAATTTATAAAAACAAGTAATTTAGACTTTGACCAAATAATAAATGAATATAATTTTACTTGGGTTCACATCTCACTAAAAAAGAGTGGCAATAGAAAACAAATATTAGCTATTGGATAGTGTAGACATAGAAAGAGCAAGAATAGTTGCTATAATTGAGCAAAAATATAAGCAGAAACTAATAGATAAACGCACAACACAAACTAATAACAAAACACGCAAATGAAATCAATTTACTCAATATTAATAGCCATACTATACTGCTTAATTTGTAGCTGTTATACAAAGAGCCAAGCAATAGACAAGTTCTGCTCAAAAGATACAGCCAGTGTAATGGTAACGATTCACGATACGATTATAGTTGATTCAGTTCAAACAGATTCCACTTTTGATGATTCAGTGTCTTATGTATATATCGTAAAAGACAGATTAGAAATAAAATACATAAAGAAATTTGGCAGGATTGACAAGAAGAAGAAAATTTGAGGCTGAACTTTATTTTAAACCTTGCTAATAAATTAAATAGATGATAGTATTCGCAATCTTATTACTACTACAGACTTGCTTAAACGCAATGTCAGACTCAATTGTGCATCACGATGCTTACAAAAAATACGGTTACTTCTTCTCAAAAGAGGCAGCAGAAGCACCTAAGTTTGATTGGTTTCATCGTTACTTCCCAATGTTTCATGACTTCTTTCACGCATCAAAGGTGTTACAAACCTTGTGTACTGTAGGAGTGATTTATATTGCCACAGGTTCAATTATATTCGTAGCTGCTATACTTTTAGCAAGAGGCTTACTATTTAATATCGTATACAAATGAAAAAAATAATAAAACTAATTATATTACTAGCAGTATTATCATCGTGTTCTTCTGATTTTTATTTGCGCATGGCATTGAAGAAAAATCCTAAGTTAGGCGACTCAACTACTAAGTTAGTTCCTTACTACAAGGATACTACGATTGTATTTACTATTGTGGGGGATACTTCTGACCAAGCAAAGAAGTTTAAGGAGTGGTACAAACAGGCATCGGATTCGATGACCATAGCTTTTAATGATAGCTTTGTACAGGTGAGCCAAGTAATTGACTCTCTTGGTAATTTGAAGACTAAGGTGATAAGGAAACCTTTCACGCATTCTATTCAAGTGATTATACACGATACAGTGAAAGTGCAAATGCCACCTGTAATAGTATTACAAGAAAAGCAAACCATATGGCAACAGATTAAATCCTATGCTATCAATTGGCTTGCCTTCCTTGGTATTATTTTTATTGTTGTAATTCTATTTAGGAAGCTAGTAAATATGCTTAACTAGTCTTTGTAGCATTAGTCCTATCCACTAGGAACTTCCACATAGCTTGTAGCTTTGCTAATTTATCTGCGAATGGGAGCTCTTTAGCATCTGTCCTAACCTTACTGTCATCATACCTTTTAAAAGAGCTACAATGCTCTTGTAGGTGGTAAAAAGATATAGACGTGGTATCATCCTGATTCTTCATAAATCTAGCACACTCGTGTCTGTCCTTGCACAATCTTCTTGTGTCGTGGTCTTCTGCGTTACATGGTTTAAGTTTTCCCATTATTATTGTTGTTGTTTTTTTTTGGTTTTAATATATTCACTGGGTCTTGCCCTTTCTCTATTAACTTCATATCGACAGCCTTTGCAGCCTCCTTCTCTGTAAGGAAGAATACAGACCAATTATACTTGCTCATCTGAGCCTTGTAATATAATTCTTTCTTGTACTCAAACAAAGAAACGTGGGCATACTCTGACTTGCGTACATACTTCTTGTCCTTTCTTCTTCTTACAAACAAGACAATATCTTCTTTCTTCTCTACTTTAATTCCCATATTTTTTTATTCCTCCTCTATTTCTACTTCTTCTATTGAATGTGATAGAACCAAGAACCTTTCTCCTGTATCTATTTTTAGTATTACCACATCGTATATTGGTCTTAATTCCTTGTGATGTGTTCCTACTCTTGAGGCATCTATAAGAACCTTTCTATCGGGATGCTCGTCCTTTAGTATTTCTATTAGCTGTGTAACAGTCATTACAGTATAGGTCTAACAAAGATGGATACTAACAAATCTCTTTGCTCTACAGCCTTCTCTATTTCCTTTAGCATCTGCTTCTGAACAGCATCATCTTTTTTAATTAGCTTGTAGAATATTCTAGCCTCTAGAGGTAAGTTTATTTCAATCTTGTTTCCATCATCATCATACTGAGTGCTTGTTAAGTAACGAACTAAGTAGTGCTCCTCTACAGGAGGATGTCCTAGAATTTCGTTAGACCTAGACAGAGCCATCATCTGACACTGTGCTTGGTAGAAGTATTCTTTAGGCACGTCTTGGTAATCAGAATTCTTATCATCGAACATCATCATCTTCTGCTCAAAGAACTTCTCTGTAGGGCACTTGATATCTCCACTAGCTATGATGATATCTCCATCCATAACTGCGAAGTCGGGAGTAGCTCCACTATCTTCGTTGATAGGGTAGTAACGCTCTTCTAGGTAGATGGCATTAATTCCTGTTGTTGCTACGAAGTTCTCTAGAGCCTCTGACTCGTTTAGAATACCATGGTCGGTGTGTCTGCTACTGAAAGACTTTGAGTAGCCCTTAACTCTCTCCTCTGCCTTGTTAAATATGTACTTATCCTTGGTAGCACCCTTGCCACCTATGAATAAATTGTGAATACCTGATGCGGTAAACCTTCCTAGTCTCTCGTTGCTTAACATAATTTTTATTATTTTTTATCTTGTTGATACTGTTCCTCTATTGTCCTTTGCTTTATTAAGGCTACTTCTTCTTTGGGCAAGGAAGCTATCTCTAACTCCCTTGCTTGTCCAAATAAATCTTTACTCATACTAGAAGGGGAGAGAATCGTTATCATCCTCAGTATGAGACACTTTCGGTGCTTCTGCTTTAGTCTCTTCTACTTTAGAAGCATACTCTGGGGCAGGTGCTCCACATAACTTAGGAACGATGCTAGTCATAACTAAATTCTCTAACCACTCCATTTGTTTTGTGTCATCCCACTGTAAAGAACCTTTAACTTTAATCTGCTCCATAGGAGGTAAACCATTAGGGTTTTCCTTAGGAAACGCAGTCTCAACCTTGTGTCCTTTAGTCATACCGCCTTGATACACTACTAAGTGGTCTTTATCTTTCTTGGTAGTCTCGTTAAAGATTTTAAATACTTTTAAGATAACGTCCTTAGAGAAGTCAATGTTTGGTAACTTATTCAATAAGCCCATGGTTGTTCTACCCGAATACGATAAGTGTAAGTAATAGAAATCTATACCATCACGAATTGTTACTACCCATACCTTTGGTGCGAAAGGGGAAGGCTCTATGTGAATGTTAACGATTTGACCCGATAACGTATCAAAGTGTAGTTCATGCACCTCGACACCCATCTTGTTTACTCTTACTACTGCACCTGTTGTGCCTGCCTTAACCTTCTGAGTGATTTTACCACCTGTAATGTTAAGGTAGTTCTTAATTGAGCCATTAGGCTCTTCTGTTGTTGATAATCCCATTTGTTTTATTTATTTATTATTTATTTATTGTTAATATTTCAAAGAGTATAAATTCTTTACCCTTTACAGTCTTCTCCTTCTTTACGTTTAGCTCTATGATATCTTTATCGTTAAACCCATACCTTTTTTGAAGGATGTCTATAAAAGGTTTTAGCCCATTGTCTATATCTGCTAGAGGTGAGGAGAATCCAAAGACTATATTAAGTAAATACGGAGGCACACCAACTTTTATTTTTGGTAATAATAGTATGCACTTCTTCTCGTATGAGACGTAGTCTTTTGTCTTGAACCTTTTACCTTGCCAACACTTATTGACACTAAGCGGTTTTATATCTATTTTTCTCAATATTTATAGATTAAACCATAAGTAATCTAGAATGTAGATAGGATAGCCTTCCCCTTTGCTTCCTTGGATATTGTAATCAAAGTACTCGATTGCTTCCTCCCAAGTCATCTCACTTTCCTTAACTAGCTTCTCTAGTATAAGTTGTGTAGAGTAAACTAATAATGTGTTAGAGCTAGCCTCTACACCTACGATACAATCATCAAAGCCATCAGCCTTAATAATGTCTTCCTCGTTAAACATCTCCAATATGCTCTCAAGGGAAATTGTTGTTGTTGTTTTGCTTTTCTTCATGTGTGTATATTATTATTATTTTTTATTGTTCTGCAAAGATAATATTTCATATCGCAATACAAAATATATTATTCTTGTTTTGTGGATTTATTTAAATATATTTGCAACTATAGTTTACATAATATGAAAATAAGTAATTTTGAATCATATAGGGAGAACCCTATGAATAGTGATAGTAAGAGCAGTGCCAAGGATAGCATTAGAATAAACAAGAGAGTATTTGCAGTTATCAAGGACTTTAGCACATCATCCTTTAAAGTTTGGTGTTATATAGCCTCAATTAAGGAGCATAACAATGACGAGGTACATATCAGTATAGATGACTGCGCTGAGTTCTGTAAGTATAGTTCCAAGGTTGCTGTATATAAGGGGATAATCGAGTTACTACAAGCCAATTTCATATTCAGAAAGGCTGGGTCTAACTCTCTTTACTTTGTTAACATTGAAAAGTTGTTCTGAAAATGAGCCTAATTACACCAAAGAAAAAACTATGCAAGTGCGGATGCAATACTATAGGATACATATGGGCTAGAGGCTTCATTAAAGGACACGAGAAAAAGGATAACGTAAAAGGGATAAAGAAGGTAAGCGATAAGCAGAAAAGTCGTATAACAGCAAATAAAAGCTACTATGCCCAAGAGATTGCTCGCCACCTAGAAGAGAACAAAGGATTGTGCCCATGTGAGAACTGCGGTGTTGAGATAATTAATCCTAGCGGAAGGAACGTAAGTCATATTATAGCAGGCTCGGCTAATAGTGCCTTGTATCATCATCCCTTGAACAGATTCATCCTTTGCCATGACTGCGAGAGGATATGGACTAACGAAGATAAGACAAAACTAAAAATCTACCAAACCTCCGAAGATAGAATGATAGATTTAAAGAATTTTTATTATACTACTGTTGTGGTTTAAAAAGGTAATTTTTCTTTTATTATAATAATTTTAGTTAGTGGGTACTTGTCTAATTTACTTTCAGATTTAAATTTTCTTTCAATAAAATATCCATAGCACCCACTATTTAATTGTTTTTTATAAATTTTACCATTAGTATAATTTATAAGCCCAATATCACTTAATACTAAGTTTGTGTTCTTAACACCTGCGTACACAGTGATAATTGTATCAAGTTTTATGTGTTGTAAATACTGCATTCTTATACATTTATTGCTCCAAGCGAGTAGTTAGCTTCCACAAGCTATGCACTCATCGTCATCCAATTCAGGACGTGTTGCAATCTCAGGATTTAGTTTAAGTTTTAGTTGGTATATCTCATCGTGGATTTCGCCATCAATGAATATGTTGCCAACGAGTTTGGTCTTTAGTTCTGCTATCTGCTCTTGTATTGTCATATATCTATTTAAATTTAGGATATTGATATTCTTTAAATGTTTCTTCTACTTGCACCCACACTGCATACCACTCATC